ATTTCCGCTGAAACCTTCTTCGCGTAATATTGGATCTGCTTTAATTGGTAATATCTTACCCGCATCCCCCGACGTTAATACACGTCCTTTGCTCATACGTCTTGTGCGCTGAAAGCTCACTGGGACGTTAGGTATCATTTCTGTATTTCTCATTTTTTTCTTCTCCTGTTAATAATTCGTTTAATTATTTTTCTTATTTTTCTGCACGATGTGCATTTCACGGCAACATACGCATATCTAATTTATCCAAAACGTTACCCATTCTTTGCAAAAATGGATCTTTCAATTCTGTTACAGAAATTTCATCTTCGCGTTTGCGCTTTGTTTGTATATTTTGGTTTCTATGACGCCACATTTGAGTCAATATTTTCTCAGCTTCCCTTTGAGAAATATTGTTTTGCAACGCATAAGAAGCCGCTATTGCACCCAATGATGTTTTAAATTCCGACCAAGAAAATTCTAACAATTCTGGATTAGGAACTAAAAAATCTGGTAAATTTCCTGTTGGGTCATATGCGTTTACCAACAATGGTAAATCATGTTTTCCCCTTTTTAGCTCTGAATTCATGCTATTAATCTGAGCTTTCATCAAACTTTTCTGCAATTCATCCATTCTGGACTCATGTGAATAGTTTTGCTGTCTTGTAAATTCCGCTAAACCTACATTTACGCCTGTTTCCAATCCCGCTGCGATTGGGTTTCTAGACAGGGTAGGGGTTGCGTACACCCCGTCCATCATAACACCTTGTGCCATTGTTCCTGCGACGGCGTTGCCGTATGCGCTACCGCCGCCGGCCCTTAACGCTGTTAGAGGGTTTATCCCTGCCTTTTGTGCGTCTTTTACCAAATTATCATAATAATTTTCACGCACTCCTGTGTTGTATTCTCTGCTCTCTACAACTTCTTTTTTGTTTTGCTCGTATACTCTTTCGCTTTCTGCTTTATTTGCAGCTAACACTCTTGTGTTTTCTTTTTTAGCATCACTTCTTGTTAAAATTGCGCCTGCAGTACTAGCTGCACTTGATGCCAAGGCCACTTTCGTGCCTGCACTTAATTTTCCTATTGTTCCCGCAGCAGCGGGTCCCATTGTTGCTATTGCTGCACCTGCGAGTATTGACTCGACAGGGTTTTTTATTATTGGACGTAATATTTTACGTTCGATCCATTTGAACATTTATATCTCCATAATTATCGGTAATACGAACAAAATAAATCCGCCTATTACGCCAAAGCTAAGGCCTGATATTATTTCTTTAATCCACATTCTTTCGCTCCCAATATGAAAATATTAGGTCGGCTGCGACTGCGGCTGCAGCTATTGCACCTGTTTCAATTGCAAGTGCTGCTTCTTGAGCTACTCCCATCGTTATTAATCCGCCTGCGATCATAGATCCCACGCGACGTAACGTTGGCTTTAGTAGCTCTTTTAAAATAAATTTATGCACATCAACTCCCATGTTCTACACAGGACTTGTTTTGTTCTCTTAGATTCGCATAATATATATTATGAATCTGGACAAACCTGTGGATGTTCTCTGTATATCTCTGATTCGTATACTTTGTCAAATTATTTTTTACACCACGGTATATATTGTTTTCCACCACTTCCGCCTCGTGCCTCGTTACGGGTTGGTCTATCCTTACACCGACGCCGCAGATTTGTTTTATCTGACCTATTCTTTTCTGATAGGGGCGTTATTATTGTAGGTCCAATTATTGATTGCAGCCTACTTTGTATTTTTCGTACCTCAGGTGTTACGGCGGTTCCAACGACTACAGTGCTTCCAATCCTTACAGTTGGCGCACTTACGTATTTTCTAGTTGTTCCCGTAGCACTTCGTCGTATTTGCGTCGCGTAACTACTTTTCCGAACTGCTTTATTTGTTTTACGTGATGTTTTTCTACTTTTTGCCATTCGCCTTGCTCCGTATATACTTCCGCTACGTCTTTATGTTCCCATAGAATACCAGGAATACCTTGGTATTCTACTTCCGTTACATCTGCCTTTGTCCAATGGTCATTTGTTACCACTTTATCATGCCATTTTTCGCCATATTTAACGGGTTTATAATGTAAACGTTTCGTTTCCATTTCGACGTCGAATTCTTCGCGTCTTGTTTCATTCTCGAAATATTCTTCAAATAATTCGTTCATTGGCTCTTTTCCGTACTTTTTGTACCATCGCCATCTTATTCTTCGCATAAACATATCTTTTGTTTTGCCCTGCATACAAAAATCTTTTATTTTGTTTCTGCTATTTCGCACGTCTCTAAATTTATAAAATATATTGCGTGGCAATATCATTTCATTTACGTGCTGTTTTGCGAGCTCTTTAAAGTATTCTTCGCCTAACGGCGGCTTCTTGGACATGGCCAAGTGCCCAACTTTAATTCGTTCGTCTTGGTCTTTCAGAACATATTTCAATACGTACTGAAAACCTTTCCAATCTGGTTCTTGGAAATAACTAAATCCTTTAGTCCAATATTCCCAATTCACACGTTTGTTGTTTTCCACTTCTGGATATTGCTTGTTAAAAAACAAGATAATATGCCAGTGCGCTCTATTTTTTTTAGTGCCGTATTCTCCGGCTACTATATAACGTACTGAATATTTTTTTCTTAATCTTTTCAAAAAATCTTGTACGTCTTTGTAAACTAGCGTTGCTGCGTTTACCCCTGCTTCCCCACCATATGTTAGTGTTGCTGCGTAAGTTCTCTTTGCGAACTTACTTTCGGCAATGCATCTGCCAACGAGATCGTCAACTCTTCGTTTGCGGCATTGCCAACATTTGCGACAGCTTACTTCAACCCCATTGTTCAACATCGTTGGTGTTATACACATGGGCTTGCCGTAAGCGTGTCACTAAATGCATATCCTAACAAGGGTGTGTATTCTGGGGCAGGGGAGTTGTACTTCCGTAAACTCCCCTGCGCGCTATCGTGACCGATTAGCTTCATAAACATTCTCCAAGAAGGCAAAGCGAAGCCTTGTTTCTTCCGGAATCTTTATACTGTTCCCAACACAATGGTTGTAAGCTTTTCTGTATTTCTTCCAATCTTTTATCTCCCAATGTGCAGGATCCCAAAATTCCCAATCACCGCCCCATTCAATTTTAATGTTACGCTTTCTGGCAATTTCTTTTCCAATGGCACCTATTACGTCCCATTGCTTTTTGCTCAAATCCCACGCTTTAGTCGCGCTGATAATATCAACGGCTAAACCATATTGGTGTGGGCTTTGGCCTGCTCTTGCATTAGACCTACCTTGTGCGTGCAATTCATCTTGACGCTCACGCGTTCTCAAAAATTCAAACGCTTTTATTGGTACACGCCTTGCTTTGCACTCTTTGTGCATCGCTTTCCAAAATTCGACTATTTGCGGGTGAACCCACATATATTCGTTTTCACTTTGGTCTATAACAACATGAATGTTCTTATGGGCGTTTTCGTCTATAAGGTCTAAAGCAGCATCTGTGTGCTTTTTATGCGCCATGCCTTTTAAATACTGGATCCGGTCTACAAACCGGATCCACTTTAAAAAACTAATTAGCGGCTTCACCTTCTGTAACATCTTCTGTTACTTCCTCCGCTACTGTTTCTTTGGCCTGTATATCTGCTATTTGCTGCCTCATTTGTGCGAGCTGTATACGCTCGTCTTTCATTTGTGCATCAAAATGCGCTTTGTTTAACTTCATTATTTCCACCATTTGCCCAAATTCTTTGTTTTCGCGAATGCGTGGTTCCAAGTTAACAAATTCTTCGTCCATTGTTTTTGCAACGTTTTGATCTAAGTCTGGCAAATTCACCCAAACTTGGGCTTTTTTGTCTGCTTTAATTAGCACCCATGAATTAGCTTTTGCTGTATACTCAACCGACATTTTGTCGTCGCCACTCGCGATGAGTACTGCCTTGCTAAGATCGCTTCCCTCTACATCTGCCCATATTTCTATGGGAGAGTTCGCGATGACCTCAAACGCTACGCGTCTGGGTCTGTTGCTTGGGAATGCTATAACGTCGCCCGCATTATAATTGCTCCAATGGTCTATTACACCAACTTTAAAATGTTTCATTTCATCACCTTTTTAATTTTAATAAAATGGCGGGGGAGGGAGGTTCCCCCGCCGTTGCACTACTTAGCTTTTTGTAATACGCGCTGCGTCGACTAAGTTAGTGATAGAGTCGTAGTCTGATGTCGCGTCTGCCTCTATTAAGCGATCCCCGAACACTACGTTTGTATCGACAGTTAAATCGCTCACAGCTGTGATCTCAAAACTATCGCTTACTTGATCCGCAAAAATTTTCTTATGTAAATTTGTGCACAAGTAAAAATCGGTCGACAAACTTGGATCTGTTGTTTCATTTGTCCAAATTCTTGACCGAACTTCTGTGTATGCATCGTTACTCGGTCTATAAAATTTACCGCCTACATTAATTTGATCACGATTATATTCGTGATTTAATGGTGCATATCCTAACGTTGCGTCTGGCGTACTATGATTTACGTCCAAGTGGTTTTTCTTAACCACTGCAACTTTTTCTGGGTCCAAGCTGTCCCGTAGGGCATTTGGCAGATTATCAGTATCTGTTGTATACAAGAAATAATCTTTCTTGCGTTCCCAAACCCTTTCTGGTGCGATTTCTAATAATGTCATACATATACCGCCAATACTTGTTCTTGGCGCTCGCACTCTATAACCCAATGACACAAACCCGTTTGTTGCTGTATCGTCTAAATTTCCACTGTCGGTTGCAAACCGTTGTGAAAATCCAAACATTCCTGTTTGTGATCCAATCAACATTGGTTGTTTCATTATTTCTGTTGGTACTGTTATACCTTGCATTAACAGATCAATTATATATTCCTCATCTATACCATCGTAAGATGATCTTAATCTTGCAAATGCTGCAGTTTTCCTGGCTTGTTCTATATCCGCTAACGACATTGTTGCGCCGCCATCTTGCGTCATTTCAGCCCAAATATCATTCCATTCATGAACACTTGCTATAGTGTCTCCATTTGGACCAACTTGATCTCCTACTGCCGTTTTGTCTGCCAACAACCCAGCCGGATATCCATATAATGCATTAGTTGATTGCGCAAAAAATCCATTACCTCTAATTGGCGCTTGAAATGTTAAACCATTTAATGCCACTTCTCCATCTATTAACTTTTGGTCAAAATCAGCCATAATATGACTGTTACCTTCGTTTGGCCAAAAGCCTTCCGCAAGATCATGTTCAAATTCATTACGTTGTGCTAAACTTGTTGATCTTGCTTTTCTTCTATGGTTCACAATTGCGTTATATGCTTGCACATAACTATTGTTCATATCTGCTACACCGTGATGTAGCCCCATAGTTCCATAAAATGCCGCTCGCCCGTTATCGCCAGTATCCATATCTGTCGGACTACTGTCAGTGACAACGGCTGACCCGTTATAGTATTTATTTTTTTCAAAAAATTCTACCTGTGAACCAGCTATTCCGTTTTCTTTACTATAACTCCTATTTAATTCATCTATTGACCCGTTAAACTGGTCAAATGCTAAATAGGGTACAAAATATGTGCATGCTTTCGCCACAATAGCGTTCACTGGCTTTTCTGATGTTTCCATCATTTCCACTGATACATTTACATTTCCGCTGAAACCTTCTTCGCGTAATATTGGATCTGCTTTAATTGGTAATATCTTACCCGCATCCCCCGACGTTAATACACGTCCTTTGCTCATACGTCTTGTGCGCTGAAAGCTCACTGGGACG